AGAAGATCCACAAACTGTGCGTCGAACGCGGTTTCCGTGCCCTGGTCAAAAATGTATTCGACGGAAACCGTGCCCTCGTCGGTGTACACATAGCCCGCTTCGACGCGGTACATGTCGGCATCGTCGCCGTTGATGCGCAAGAGACGCAGCCAGTCGGACGGCAGCGCAAAGCGATAGGCGAACTCGTTTGGCACATAGCCATAGACCGAGCCGCCCGAAGAATAGGCCGTGTAGGCGGAACCATCGACGCCCGAGAGTTGAAAGCTATTGGTCGCAGCTCCGGCCACGGTAAACGTGCGATTGTTGATCTCCGTCATGCCGACGACGCCGTTGATGAACACGACATCGCCATTCGATCGGCCATGGGCTGCACTGGTGATGACGACCGGGTTTGCCTTGGTGGCGCCTGTGATCGCGTTGACTGTATCGCGGGTCAGGACGCCGCGTTTGATAGCGAACTTCCAAGGATGCTCTCGGATCATTGCGGCGCGGATAAACTCATAGTTGGAGTTCATCCAACGCTGCGCCTTGTCTCCCACCGAACTGAACGATGTGATGGGCGAATGGCCGATGCGCGTCAGCGCTAGGCTGGCGATCTGTACGTCAGTAGCCATGAACGGCCCTCAAAGGTAATCGTGGTAGCAAGCCTCGTAAGCCTTGCGGCCTATGTGCTTGAAACGCAGCAGCGTGTCGGCGTAGATCGATCCGCCGATGTCCGCCCATCGCTGGCAGAACATAAAATCTTCGCCCCAGAAATCGTTGGTGCCCTCTTCGTTGGGCCGGATGGCGGGGAGAAACAGGCCGCAGTTCTTGCCGCCCGGAATGCCGTTGTCCTGATAGGCGAGGTCGGAATAGTGATCGGTCATCTGGCGCAGGCACTTGTGCGTCATCCGCATGAAGCCGCCCGGCAGCATCCTGACCTTCATCAGTCCGGTTTCGTCCACGCCCTCGCCATCGAGGCGTTTCACGGGAAACGAAAGCGGTTCCTCTCGCTTGGGATAGAGCCCGCCGACAACATCGCAGTCATGAGAGAGAAGCCGCAACACGGCGTCGTCTTCCCACCACAGATCATCATCGATCATCACGAGGTCTGTAAAATCGCCTTTGGCGAGGAAGTCGGCGACGAAGCGGTCGCGCGCATGGGAAATGACGCTGTTGCCGACCGTGAACTTGAATGTGCATTTCCAGCCCTGACGCTGGATACCCTCGGATACGTCACGAAGGCAGTGGAATGTCTCGATATCCGGCCTGCCGGTGTATGACGGCATGGCGATGTAGACGTTTTTCATGCTATGATGCGCACCGCAAGAAACGGAGGTTGCAAGTTGAGCGTCATCCCTAATCGCCCAGAGTTCAAACACGTTACTGAGATGCCCCCCGGACACTGGAGCGCAGTCCGCCTATCGGATGGTGTCCTGATGCTGGTAGATATCGATCAGCAACCACGATTCATCATCAACGGGCTTTTGGTGAAACTCGACTACGATGTTGATACGGAACTCGCGTGGGCGGTTGCCATCGCAGAACGCGGGCAAGAAGGGGCCACCCGTAGGCAGCCCCCTGAAGCAGATCAGCCGATCGAATAGTCGATCTCGACAGTGACCGTGCCGGCGCCGGACGACAGATGCACCGCACCCTCGATCACCACCTTGATGTCCATCTGACAATTCGGGTCAGTGGTCGCGGCGGTGTATTCCCACAGCCGCTTGCCCCAATTGGCCCGATCAGCGATCAGGTCCTTGGTGCCGGCCGTGGAAGCGACGATGCCGGTATTCAGGCCCGTTGCCGATGCGGTGAAGTCGGTGCGCGACGTGGTATTGTAGATACCGATGCCGAGCGCAGCGGTCGTTGCGCCGAGTGCGTCATGCGAGATCTTCGAAGAACCGAAGATGCGGGCGCAGGACGGAAGCCGAGCGACTAGATACGTGGACGTTGCGGAATCCGCAGCGCTCGTCTCCAGCGTTTCGACCCACTTGCGAACTCGACCGCCACCCTCGCCGGGATCGGCAAGGACAGGCGGCGAGAGCGTCAGGCCCGCCATGATGCGGGCACCGTAGGAAGTTACGACAGCCATGGTTTTTCTCCTTTCACGGCTTAAACGTCAGTGGTGGGCGAGGCGCCCGGATCGCACTCGATGTAGCCGACACGCTTCTCTTCCATGCGGGTCGAGCCGATGGTCATCGACGCGTAGACCTGCGTGGCGTAGCTCTTGTCGTCACGTTCCGAGATGCGGGCCGTGATGTCCTGGCCGGTTGCGAGCAGCATGCCCGAGCGGGTCCAGAACGGCACCTTGTCGTCACTGTTGCTGTCGACGCCGATGCGATTGCACGGAATGAGCGTGCAGCCGCCAACATGGCTGATCTTGCCGCTGATCAGCGGAAGGGCCGCGTTGTAGTCGCCGGACACGACACGCTCGTCCTTGAGGAGGGACGAAATCTGACGGGCGTTGACGACCACGAAGACCTCTTCGTCGGGGTCCACGTCGTTTGCGCCGAGCAGCTTGCGTGCTTCGATCAGCTTGGCGAGGTTCAGGCCGGTGTCTGCCGCCGAGACGGAAGGCCACACAGTCTGCACATCGACAATCATCGCCGTGTCGAAGGCTGTCGAAGTCGAGCCGTCCACGCCGGTATAGGCAGTGCCGTCGACGGCCGCGAGGATCACGTCATCGATGGAACGGCCAAGCGCCCACATGGCAGCCATGGAGTAGTCCGAGGCCGGGTCGATCAGCATGCGGATACGGTCCTGATCATCGATCAGATCCGCCCAATCATAGTCGCTGAGCGAGACGCGGCGCCTGGAGTGCGGGGTATCCATGCGCGGCGTGTCGGCATGGCGTGAGGTACGCTGCTGAGCGGCAACGGAGCCGATCTGCTCGAAGAACGCATTCTTGCCCGTGACGGCCTCGATGCGAACCGACGAGCGGAGCTTCGAACCCTTCTGCTGGACAAGGTGATAGACGTTTGCCTTGTACTGTTCGACAAACGCCGTCGTGATCTGAACGGACATGAGTCCAATCCTTTCAAAACGGTTGAATTTTCAGGGGTTTGTTTGTCGGTCAGTTGTCCGGCTGGGCCGGGCTAGCCTTCGTCTTAACGTCTCGATGCGACGGCCTGCTTTCAGGCGGTCTTGCGGGGCCTTATGGCTTATCCGCGATCTTCCTTGGCCTGCCGGGGCCGCGCTTGGCCTCGGCAGTTTCGGTCACGAATGCGAGGAATACTCGCGCTCGTTCCACGATCTTGTTGCCATCAGGATCAAGCACGCCATCAGGACGCGCCAGTTTCAGGCATTCCAGCCTGATCTCCTGATCGGTCATGCCGCCCTTTCAGGGAAGCGGCGAGCAAATAGTGCCTCGCGTTCTTTCACGCGCTGGGCATGCTCGGGATGCGAGCGATCAAACAGCGCCGCATTGTGCTTGGCCGTATGGTCCGCGATCTGCGCATCAAGATCGGCAGGGGCAGCCTGTAGCTGGTTGACGGCGCCGACCAGTTCCTTTTCGCCGGCCATCTTCACGCCGAGCTTGTACATGTCCTTGATGATGGCCGGATGATTGGCTACACCCGCAACATCGAGCGCGGCGATCGTCTCGGGCGAGAGAAACATATTGATCGCAGCGCCGGCCATCTTGCCGCGCTGTTCGAATGCATGGCCCCATTCTGCCTTCAGTGCCGTCTCGCCCTGCGCGATGGCCTGCTGCTTCTGCGCTTCAGCCTGCTTGACTGAATCGACGCTGGATAATGCACCCTTGGCAGCAACAGCCATCAGTCCTTCACGTACCGCTGCCGCCTGCTGTTTGTTGAGGCTGGCGCCGTGCAGGATGCCTGCGATCTCTGCGTCCAGTTCGGGATTGTACACCACGCCCTCGGGGATCGTGGCGGGCTTTGTAAAGCCATAGTCTTCCGGCTTCTCGACTGCACCGGCTGCCTTGTAGAAGGCTTTCCAACCCTCCGTGTCGCCTTCCTTTGGCACAACAACCTTGTCTGCACCCAGCATCTTCTCCAGGTTCAGGTAGGACTTGGCGACGGCTTCCTTCGATGTGAACTTTGCCAGTGACGGATTCTCGCGAATGTCGTCCGGCAGATCAGAACGCCAGTCCGCAGGTGCGGGAGCCGGCGGTGGGGTGGGAGCCGTGGCGATTGGTGCTGGCGGCGGTGCATTCACGTTATCCGCTGGTGCGGGCGTGCTTTGATCACTCAAGAGTTTCTCCTTCTGCCCATGAGGCTATCCTACGCAGTTCCGACACACGGAACGCTTCAGGCTTGTTGACCAGAAGCGCCACGATCTCATTGCCAACCGAGCGTTGGCCTTCGTTGAATTTCCACACGCTGTCGTTTCCATCGCGCGGCATGGAATCGCTGAGGATGTGCGTGAAATCGAGGAAGTACCCAAGGAAGCGTTCGCCTTCTGGAGTGCCCGAAATGAACCGGGCATCCCGCGCGATCTGCTCACGGTCCCACGTCATGCGCGGCCCACCTGACCGGCTTCCGCAAACGCCTTGGCGCCCTGTCCTGCCTTGGCAAAGGCATCGGCTGCCATCGCGGCAGGCGGGATCATGTTTGCCATCTGCGTCTGCTTTTGCTTGGCCGCGTATTCCTCGTCATCAAGGATTAGCTCAGGATCGGCGCCAACGCGGTCAAACAGCCATTGCAGGAAGTCCTCGCCATTGAAGCGCGCAAGTGTTGGGCTGCCGCTGTCCACCGCTGCCGCAACCTGCCCTGCCATCGCCAGCGCATTCATCACCGTGTCCACCTTGGCGGCGCGCTGCGCCAATGCCATCGGGGAAATGTACTCCACACGGAATGGCTTGCCGTCCAGTTCGGGCGGTTGGGGCGGAAGCATCTCCTTGCGGGCCATGATGCCGAAGACGCGAGTGATGATGACGCCCAAGAGTTCCGCCGTCATGCGGCCCATCACCGGGCCAAGCAGCCGCATGGCCTGTTCGATAATCTTGGAATACTCGTAGGCAGTCAGCTGCTTTTCGATCGCCGGCTGCATGATGTCGGCGTAGAAGGTCTTGAGAATCTGATCGCGCAAGTCCTGCATCATCTCAAGGCTGATCGGGATATTCGCCCCGGTCTGCAATGGAACGATGATGCGCTTTTCGTCGCGATAGAAGTTCAGGCCACCAGGTACCGTGCGGACAGGCGAGAACTGAGATTCGTCAGGCACCATCAGCGGCGGGTCGACAATCTTCTGCGCCGCCTTGATGGTGGTCTTCTTCATCTCCTGGAGCATCTTCACATCAGGAAGCGCGTCCATTGCCGGAGAGCGACCGTATTTCTCGCCAGCCACCTTGTACCAGCGTGGCACGGCATAGGGGAATTCCTCGAAGCCGTCCTCTTTCAGCTTATGCTTTGCGCCCTTCTCGATGTAGATCGAGGCAAACGGCATGTTGTCCGGCGTGATCTTGTCCTTGTCGCGGTCTGTTCGCGGCATGACGGCGTGAAGGATCACCACCTTGTCATCGAGTTTGTCGTCGGAGAACTTCTTGCGCGTGTCCTCGGATGGGTCCCATTGTTCCATCTGCATGACCTGGCGCACGGTCATCTTGAAACAGCGAAACAGCGTGTCGACCACGCCCTCGGAATTTTCGTCAATCACGCATTCGCCAAGAAACCGTGTCTGGAACAGGATGCTCTCGCCATCCTTGGTTTCGCC